GGCAAGCGCTGAACGCGCAACGCCCGGCGTCTCAGGCCCAATTCAACGTATACCTGCCCGACCCAGCAATTGCCGGCGCGGTACCTATTACCCACCGACAAATTGCCGGTCGTGATGACGTGGTTGATCTATAGGGGGCGATAATGGCAAAGGTGAAGCGCTTTACAATTGGCTTGACGGTTGCGGCCCTGGTTGGGGCTTGGGTTGCCTTTGCTGGCACCTTGCCCGATCCCGTATTGCAAGCGGCGGCCCTGGCTGGCTTTATGGCAGCGCTGGCGACCGCGGGCGGGCTTGCCCTCATGCTGGCGCGCAACCTGGGGGCGATCCTATGATGGGCGCAGCATACCGGGCTTTTGAACCTGGCGCCGATCCCGACCGGGCGCGCGCGGCCTTTGTGGCTCATTATGGGGTTGAACCTGCCGAAATGATAGCGACCGCGGGCGCGCTTTTGGTGGGACCTGTACCCCAAGCGGCAAGCGATCCGGCGCAGCTGACAACCGGCGCAAGTGAACCGGCGCCCCTGCCCGAAGCCGCGCCTTTTGAACAACTGGCGCTTTTTGGGGCTTGACAACCCCTTGTTAGCGCTTATTATTAGTTATGAGAATGTCAATTTTAACAACACAAGGGGTGAAACCATGACCACGGAACTGCAAACCATAGCAACGGCGAACACTGGCGACCTGGCGAACACTGGCGACTTATCCCAGAACCCCGCGGCGGTGTATCTGGCAGCGCTGGCGCCCTCTTCACGGCGCACCATGGAAGCGGCCCTAGATACCCTCGCGGCAATGCTGGGCGACTTTACCGCCATGACTTGCCCATGGGGGGCGCTACGTTTTCAGCATACCGCAGCGATCCGGGCGCAATTGGCCGAACGCTACGCGGCAGCTACGGCAAACAAAACGCTCGCAGCCCTGCGGGGGGTGCTAAAAGCGGCCTGGCGCCTGGGGCTTATGACTACCGAGGATTACGGGCGCGCGGCTGACGTGGCGAACGTGGGCGGCGAAACCCTACCGGCTGGGCGGGCGCTCACGGCTGGCGAACTGAAAGCGCTATTGCAAGCTTGCGCGGATGACCCCACGACGGCAGGCGCGCGCGACGGGGCGCTTCTGGCCCTGCTGTATAGCGCGGGCTTGCGGCGGGCTGAACTGGCAGCGCTGGCCCTCGCGGATTACAACCCCGAAACCGGCGAGCTGGTTGTACAAGGCAAGCGCAACAAGCAACGGCTTGCCCACGTGGTAAACGGCGCGCGGGCAGCCCTCGAGGATTGGCTAAAGGTGCGTGGGGCTGAACCAGGCCCGCTTTTTTTGGCCGTCAATAAAAGCGGGGTGATCCGGCAGGGGCAGCGGCTGACCACGCAAGCGGTTTACAAGGTGCTCGCAAAACGCGCGGGTGAAGCTGGGATTGAAACCGTCACCCCTCATGACTTGCGGCGAACGTTTATAAGCGATCTGTTGGACCGTGGCGCCGATATTAGCACGGTGCAACGGCTGGCAGGCCATGCGAACGTTACCACAACGGCGCGCTATGACCGGCGCCCTGAGGCAGCCAAGCGGGCAGCGGCTGAGCTGTTGCATATTCCCTACACGCGGCGGGGCTGAGCAATGATCAAAAAACCGTGGTATACTGTATATACCGATAGGCGCAATAAGCGCGGGGGACCCGGCAACGGGCAGCTCACGCTTTGCGCCTATTTTTTGTTATCTAACACAAGGGGGTGAGAATGTGAAAAAGTTGGGTGAGAAAAAACGCTTTAACCTTTACTTGACGCCCACCGACCGCGCGCGGCTTGACGCGCTCGCGGCAGCGCGACGCGAACCCGCGGCGGTGGTGATCCGGCGCCTGATCTGCGAGGCGGCGACCGGGCAACGCGAACCACAACACAACACAACACAAGGGGGGGAACCATGCAGCGAATAGAACGCGAAACCCCCAGGCGGCAACCTGGGGGCTGGATGAATCAGAACCGGCGCGGGCGCGACCGTTCTCTATACCCTCAGTATAGCACATTCCGCGCCCCACGTCAAGAGAAAACTGCCCCAACACGTAACACACCAAGAACGGAGGCCCCGCCATGGATAAATCCCAGACCCAGACCACCACGCGCGCCGCAATCGACGCGATCCTGAAGGGCGAACCACCGAACGGGCTACAGCCCGAGCCGGGCGACGTGCTCGCGGAATGCTACTGCGCCACAATCGAGGCGTGGCACGCCGGTGGTATCGAGGCTGCAAAACGCGCATACGCCGCCTATCTCAAAGCGAACCAGGCAGCGGCGCAGGCGATGGGACGTCCACCGCTTGAACCGTGGACTGCAAAAAATGCGCCAAAAACAGCCGACTATGTGCGAGTGCTCGAGGCGCTGGGCTACACGTTCAGAATGAACCTATGCAACAACGCGGTAGAGGTGAACGGCGAGCGAATCAACGACGCACTCGAGAGCCGCATACGCTGCCAGTTGCGCGACCTGGGTTATTTTCGTGTGAACGTCGCCGCCGATGCCTGGACCGCGCACGCGCTCGATAACGCTTACCATCCAGTGCGCGACTTTCTGGCTGGGCTGCGCTGGGATGGTAACGACCACATCGCCGCGCTGTTAGGACACATTACCAGTGACCGCGGAGACCTGGCGCTCTATCTGCGCCGCTGGCTTATAGGTGCCTGCGCCAAGGCCTACAGCACCGGCACAGTACAAAACCGCATGTTGGTACTCGACGGTGAGCAAGGGATCGGCAAGAGCCGCTTGGTGCGCTGGCTCGCAGAGGCACCAGGGCGCCCGGAGCTGTTTGTTGAGGGGCCTATCAACCCAGCCTCGAGCCATGATGAGATACGCCAAATTACCGCCTGGATTTGGGAAGTAAGCGAACTTACCAGCACCACCAGCAACGCCGACCGCAACAAGCTCAAGGAATTCCTCAGCAAAGGCACCGTGACAGTACACGCGCCATATGCGCACCATGACCTCGTAAAACCAGCGCTCGCCTCGTTTTTTGGCACCGTCAACAACGTGGGCGGGTTCCTCAACGACCCCACCGGCAGTCGGCGTTTTATGGTTGCTCACGTTGAGGCGATTGACTGGGACTACACACGGCTTGACGCGCGCCAGGTCTGGGCGCAGGCATACGCGCTCTATAAAGCGGGCGAGCCGTGGGAACTCTCACCAAGCGAAGCGGCCGCAGCCGATGCGACCAATAGCGAGTACGAAGTCAGCGACCCGCTCGAGGACATCCTCATGCGCTTGTATGAACCTACAGGCAATCGCGCCGACTTTGTTAGCGCGGTTGATATTCGCGACGCGCTGCATATGTTCGGTTGGTCCCTACAGCACCCGCGCGGGGAGGCGATGGCAATCGCGGACGCCCTCCGCGCTCGACAAATCGAGCCAGGACGCGCGATGGTCAATGGCAAGCGTGAGCGCGGTTATGTTGGCCTGCGGCGAAGGGTGTAATGTGGACAACCTGGACAACCTGGACAACCTATATCAGAGTTTTACCCATACGTCATCAGAGTCAAAAAAGGGCGGATGACGTGGGGGGTATATATGGGAATGGTTGTCCAGGTTGGGCAGGTTGTCCAGGTTGGGCAGATTGTCCAGGCTGGCGATGATTGGAGAGAGCGATGACATTACTCGAAACCATCCAACACGACACCGCGCTCAAGCGCCATGCCTCGACGCGGGGCGGCGAATACTGCGGGCCGTGCCCGTTTTGTGGTGGGCGCGATCGCTTTATTGTGCAGCCCAACCACGACGGGGGACGGTGGTGGTGTCGTCAGTGCCATAAGGGCGGGGACGAGATCGCCTATCTGGTCGAGATTGGCAGGCTCACGCCCGCGCAGGCATACGCCGCGCGCCACGGCGAGCAGGTGCGACCAACCAGCGCAACCGCAACGCCGCGCGCCACACCTGCGCCAGAACCGACCGAGCCGCCCGACGAGGCGTGGCAAGAGGCGGCATGGCGTTACATCTGTGAGAGCCAAGAGCGGCTTTGGCGTGCACCTGGCGCCAAGGCGCGCGACTGGCTGCGGCGTCGCGGTCTGAGCGATGAAACTATCGAGTTCGCTGGGCTGGGCTACGACCCAGGACGAGATAGCGCGTGGCGCTGCGTCACAATTCCCTGGTACATCGGCGACGATATTTGGGCAGTGCGGCGGCGTTTTCCGGCCTGGAGCGCTGACAACCCGCACGGGCCAACGGGCAAATTTATGATGCGCAAGGGCTCGAGCGGCTGCGGGTTGTACGAGGCTGACACGATCACCACCACGCGCCCCGTGGTACTGGTAGAGGGTGAACTGGATGCGCTGAGCATAGTGCAGGAGGCCGGAGACCTAACCGCCGCCGTGGCGACCGGCGGAATCGGACAGGCACGCCGCCCGCGCTGGATTGCCCGCCTGAGCATGGCGCCGCTGGTCCTGGTCAGTTTCGATGCTGGCGCAGAGGCAGAACCTGCGCGCCGGTGGTGGTTGGATGCGCTACCGAACGCGCGTTACTGGCGCCCATTCTGGGATGACGCGAACGGGCTGCTCCAGGCCAACGCGCTGCGTGACTGGATCGCCGCGGGGCTGGCATAGCAAACAGTCCGCCTTCAACCTCCTGTGTATTAACTCGCGCGCGCGCGGGATTACGAAAACCGGCGGGACTGGGAAACGCAGTTTTCCAGCGTGCTTGACGCGGTCCGCAAAAACGCGCGTAACGGTGCGGCGGGTGCGGCAGCTGCGCAAACGGTGCTTGCCTTGTGGAACCATAACGCACAGAATCGGCGCTATGACCCAGAATCTTTTGCGCGCTGGTAGTCGGAGCTACGCGCGGCCAAGTTGCTGTAAGGGGGACCGATGGATTACAAAACATTTAGATTGGCAGAGGTGAAAACCTCGCGCGAACAGTCAGCGGTTGACGCGGCGCTGCTCGATGAAATTGCGGCGGCGCTGGTTTAGTCGCGTTATGTTCAGTTTGCGCACGCGGGGCTGGCTGGTAATGCAAAGCGGGTCACGCGCGCGCATTGCCGGTTACTTGTATAACTTGGCAGGCACTACGGCAAATAATACGCTTGAGACCGTAAAAAACGCGCTACGGGCCTCCTAGAGCGTCACAGGGGGCTCCTGGCGGGAAGCCATCACAACAGGCGCGGATGGCGCGGGATGGGACTTTTAGCCACCGAGGTGTGACGCCGTGACGCCTCGTGACG